CGGCTACAGGAGGAGAACAATCAACTCAAGCAAGCAATCGCTGCCCTTAACGGCGGGACTACTAACTCACTATGACACCATCTAAACCAATAATAGCAGTATGGTTTTCCTGTGGTGCAGCTTCAGCAGTGGCCGCAAAGAAGACGATAGAAAAATATGGGGACACACACACCATACGAATCATCAACAACCCAGTTGCAGAAGAACACGAAGACAATCGTAGATTCCTAGCAGATGTTGAGAAGTGGCTTGGGGTTAAAATTGAGATTGCCATTAACCCAAAGTTTCCGGACACATCCTGCGAGACAGTTTGGGAAAAAAGAAAGTATATGGCTGGCGTTGCTGGCGCTCCCTGCACAATGGAGCTAAAAAAGGCAGCTCGACAGGAGTGGGAGAAGAATAACCACCACGACTTCATCGTTCTAGGCTTCACGGCAGAGGAAAAGCACAGGCAGGATCGGTTTTCGCTAATGGAGCGAAGCAATGACATCCCCGTGCTCATTGACGAGGGTATTTCTAAAGCTGATTGCTATCAAATTATTCAAGAAGCTGGCATACGATTGCCAGAGATTTATTATTTAGGATACCCGAACGCTAATTGTATTGGATGCGTAAAGGCTTCAAGCCCGACGTATTGGAATCACGTAAGAAAGATGCACCCCGATATATTTCAGCGACGAGCGGAGCAATCCAGGGACATTGGTGCAAGGTTAGTGAAGGTTAAAGGTGAGAGACTTTTTCTTGATGAGCTGGACCCTGAAGCAATTGGTCGCCCAATGAAGAATATGGAAGTTGAATGCGGTATCTTTTGCGGCCTATGATTAGAACATTCTTATACGCCTACACTCAGGTTATGTTAGTTGTAGTCAATACTTGGCAGGTCGCTCATCAAAAATTCTACGAAGCTATCATTGTCGGTTTCCTTATCAGCCTAGTGTGGACATTCAACGTAAAAAGAATTGCATTTGGTGAGTGGAAAACTAGATTAACTTACTGTCTCGGAGCTTCTCTTGGGACTGCCTCTGGATTAATTATAACCAAATCAACATACCTATGACATACCTATCACAGAATCAAATCAAGGAGTTCCGGGAGGGCAACAAGCCAATCTCCTGCCCCATACTGGACATCAAGACGCAGGACTGGGTACTGGATCACGACCACCAGACTGGAATGGTCCGAGGTGTAATATCACGCCAGGCTAACAGTCTACTAGGCAAGGTTGAGAACTTTTACCTCAAGATGTGCAAGGGTGAGAAGGAGAACTTACCAAATACTTTGGAGGCAATGGCTGCCTACTTGGAGCAAGAGACAATGGATGTCCTTCATCCTGTAGGACTTACACAACTTACAAGAAAGTTTGGAAATAGCTTGACAGCCGCCGAACAAGTAACAGAGTTAAAAGACCTAGGGGCAAGTGATGATGATCTTGCTTCTTGTAAAAATCAAAAGCAGCGCAAAGAGCTGTTCCGTAAACTAACCAAGAATAAATATGAGTAAAACAGACACCAAGAAAGATAAGATGAACATACAACAGAAACTACAAGGTATCCAGACGGAGCTTAAAGCACCGAAAGGACAGACCAACAAATTCGGAGGGTATCGCTACCGCTCCTGTGAGGACATCCTTACTGCACTGAAGCCCTTGCTAGCCCAGTATACTTGTACACTAGCCATCAGCGATGATATGGTCGAGGTAGGCGGTCGAGTATATGTAATGGCTACAGCCACCCTAGCATCCACATCGTGTGAAGGTGATGATGCTGTCAGCACAAGTGGATTCGCTCGTGAGGCTGAGACCAAGAAAGGAATGGACGATGCCCAGATCACTGGCTCCGCTTCATCCTATGCCAGAAAGTATGCACTGAATGGACTCTTTGCTATTGACGACACCAAGGATCCGGACGCTACTAATGACCACGGAAAATCCGCACCTAAGAAACAAGTAACCCAATTCTAATATGAACCTACAACACGAACTACTCGATCTTATCTCAACTATCCAAGTACTGGACAAGCACTACGATGAAGCCTTTGCTGGCATTGAAGATGACCTGGCAGAACTTCGCCAATATAACCTTCACCTAGAGGAAAGAAACAAGATGCTCTCCAAGAAGGTGAATGCCCTGATTGACTACCTTGAGGTAGAGATCAAATTTCCTGACACATCATTGAAGGCTGTAAAGCTGGACAATGGAGTCAGTAATAATAACTAAACTAAAACCAATAACGAAAGTAAATATTATGTCACAATACGATAACACTAACTCCGGTACATTCTTCGTCAATGACCGTAAAGAAAAACCAAATCATCCTGACTACAGCGGGAAGATTAATGTCGAGGGTAAGGAGTACTACCTCAAGGGCTGGAAGAAGACAGCCAAGAGCGGTACTAACTTCTTATCCTTAGCGGTGAACCCAGTTGAGGGTGGTGCAGGATCTGCCCCCAAAGCTGCAAGTGCGCCAACCAATGACGAAGCCCCCTTCTAAGTAATGCAATTCGATAAGATCTGGTGGGAGACATTCCGCCGTGATGAAGTAAGTGCCATTCTAACAATGACTGCCAATAAGAACACGGATTACACAGGAGGCGAGAGCTGCGATAACCCCTTCGCAAATTTCGATGGCTCCTCCGAGTTCGGCGTTCATCCATTGACTGGTGTTTGCATCCGAATGCAGGACAAATTCCAGAGAGCGAAGGCTTTCTGTAACGATGGTCAGCTAAAGGTAGTTACCAATGGCGACCAATCCAAAGACATATTCCGTGACCTAATTGGCTACTCCTTGATAGCCATAGGGATGCTCGAAAGAGCTGAGTCCGAGTAAGTCCTTGTGCTAAGATGCTTGCCCCTTACAATTCCGTAGGGGGCAAGTAACTCTTATGACTGATAATATAACCGAAACACACCGTAACGAAATGACTAAAATAAAAGAAGCAGCCGAAGTATCCCTCTCAATCTATAACACAATTGATGGTTATAGAATCCCGGAAGGAAACCGTGTAGCCCATAAGTCCCTTGGACAGGTCCTTCGTTCTCTGGTAGAATTACTTGAAAATGAACAATCTGGATCTACAAATACACAATCAGCCACATAGTGCTGAAGCCGAGGAAAAACTAATTGCATCCTGCTTACTGCCAGGTGACACATCCATATACGATATGGTTCGTCCCCTACTTGAGCCAGAGGATTTTTACTTATTACGCTTTAGATTACTTTACCAAACCATTGGTGACCTTGCACAGCTAAGTCAGCCAATTGATGAGGTATCAATCTCAGAGCACCTGAAGACCCTACAAGGGCTTGACGAGGTCGGAGGCATAGCAGGTATACTGTCAGTCACTGACAGCGTCTCCAGCACCACCTCAGCTAAGTTCTACGCCAAGACAGTAGCAGAGAAGGCAAGGCTTCGTGAGATTATGAAGTCCTGCCGACTCGCTGTTGAGGAGGTTGAGAATGAATCCAAGTCCTACGACGAGATTCGCAGCACCCTTGAGGCTGAGATAACCGAGCGTCCGCTCCTTACCCAAGGCAAGGCTGACATAGGTTTCTCTGCTGACGAGCTACTGGCTGACATCGCTAAGATGCAGGCCGGTGATTACGAGGCTGACGTTGTTAAGACTCACACCAATAACCTGGACCGTGAGTTCGGCAACCGAGGCATCGCTGCTGGTGAGGTACTGACAGTGGCTGCACCTACCTCCTGTGGTAAGTCAGCACTCGCTATGTACATCGTCTCTCAGTCCGTTGTAAAGGATGGTCACGCCTGCGGGGTGTTCTCCTTGGAGATGCCACAGAAGCAACTCACAAAGCGACTGACGCAGGTTATCTCAGGTGTTAACCTACGTAGCGTTGAGGATCAGACAGCTAACCCACAGCAGGAGAAGCGGGTCTACGATACCATCAACCAACTGAAGTCCTTACCTATCTATACTTCGCACGCTGTTAAGAATGCTGATGATCTGTACAGTCAGACACGTCAGTTCGTACAGAAGCACGGAGTAAAGCTACTGGTGATTGATTACCTCCAGCTGATACCATTCTCTTCTAGGATGGGTAAGGCTGAGGGCATCGCTAGTATCTCTCACAAGATTAAGCAGATGGCTATTGATCTCAACATAGCCGTTATCCTACTGGCACAAGTCAACCGAGAGGGAGCCAAGGCTGGCCGACTTAAGTTGTATGACCTAAAGGATTCCGGGGACATTGAGAATGATGCTGATATTGTTCTGCTTATGTATCCGTCAAGCGGTGATGTTGAGTCCTCAAAGGACGTAGACAGCCGAGGGGCGTTCACTCGATTAACCTACGAGATTGCTAAGAACCGTGAAGGTGAACGTGATATCGGTGGGGTATTTAAATTCTATCACTGCACAGGGAGGTTCGGACAATGACGGAGAAAGAAGTAGCACAGTACATAATGGCAGCGTTCCCACGGATGAACAAGCTGACCAAAGCCGAGGACGAGTTCAGTCCTTTTGATTACGAGAGCATTGATTATCTGGTTGAGATCAAGGTACGCCGTAAGGCATATGACCCCTGGATCATCGAGCAGTTAAAGGTTGATACCAATATCGGTATCGCTGAATCAGTAAAGAAGGACTTCGTTTATGTGAACGGATTCCAGCACCTGCTGTACGCTTGGAATATATCTAAGCTAATTCGGGATGACTATGACTTCGGGTTCGAGGATCGTGAGATGCCTTGGACTACGGACTTCGATGCAGTACAAATAATAACTAAGCGCACTGGGTACTTGTACAACAGCAGCGCACTAATCATTAACACGGAGGGACTATGATAACTAAAGAAACATCAAAGGATATAACAGTAAACGGAGTAAGGGTAACCTGCTACTCAGATGGCAGTGTAGACAGTCACGGCATTCGGGGTAGGGATAGATCATTTGGCTCGACGAACGGCAATGGCTATATGAGGAAAAACGTTAATGCGCAAAAATTCAAAGTCCACGAACTGATCACAAGAGCCTTTCTGGGGAATAAACCAAAGGGCTATGACGTTGATCACATTAACGGAAACAGGGCAGACAATAGACCATCTAACCTGCGGTACGTGACACGATCCGAAAACCTAAGAGGATACCAGAAGGTTCGCGGTAAGTCCAAGTACAGAGGTGTAACAGTTCCAAACAATAATCCTAAGTTCATTGTGAACGTAGGTCTAGGTAAAGAGCATCAACACAAGCTCAAATACTTGGGTTCATTTACTGACGAGAAGGAGGCAGCTATTGCTCGTGATACCTTCTGTTTTGAGGAACTAGGTTTTCCGCTAGAAGGGTTAAATTTTCCTGAGTTATTTGTTGACAAGAAGGAGGATTCCGTACAGATTTCCAGTATGCAAAATACTGAAGAAAACATTGAGCGAGTTCAGACCCAGATTGATATGATTCGGCAGGAGTCCAGACTTCTGTCATACCGTATTGATCGTATGACTGAACAGCGAAAGAGTCTTCAGGAAGAGAAGCGCAAGCTTAAAGATTTCCTTACGCAGGCTAGAAAGCCATAGTGTATAATCCAGATCGAGGTAAGCTGTAGGAGTAATCCGCAGCGGGGCTTTTATGTTCGTCCTTTTTGATCCCTCGTTTCGTTACGGTAGCCCCGTCCTCTGTGTGTTGAGGGCGGGGTTTTTTGTTACTTGGTCCGTAGTTGGATGATGCGCCTAACCTCCGGGGTTGCGATTCCCTTTTGCATCATTTCACTCATCAGTGCTCGATTCTTGTGAGCACCCATTTCAATAAGACGATCGGCTCTACGCTGCGGGCTTAGTGTGCGTATTAGGTGTTCCTTTTCAGTAAGGTTGTCGGACTTCGTATGAATAGCTATTAGTTTCTTAGCCAAGGATGGATCAGTCTTTGCTAATTTTCTCAAGTATGCCGTTTTTTCCTTAGTGCCACCGGGGATGTCATCGTATATTTGAGATGTGGATGCCTCCTTGACCAGTGGAATATCAGTATAAGTGCCTTCTATTACGTCCAAGATATCTGCGGATGATACCCCCGCTTCCTTCATCATAACAATGCGCTCATCCTGTGAGTACTTCCACGTTCCACCACCTAGGTTCAGGTAGTGCTGGCGCATAATATCCATATTCAAGCGTCGAGCAGTATTCATCTCCTCATAGGTAGCATCCAGTTCCTCTCTCGATATACGATTATCCGTGAACTTGCGAAGGCTGGATGAGTACTCTGTCTTTGCTTGACGCATTGGTTCAGATATATCAAATAATTTATTAATAAAAGATGTCTCGGCATCCCACTGGTAGTCACGGATACCCAGCATACGTAGTGCGTTATCCTTTGTAGTACGATCACCTATACCAGACAGTGAATCACTCCATCTTTCGATAGTTCTCTGCGCACCCGGTTTTAATGTTTCATCGTAGATGACACCCATAAAATCCTTAGCTACCTCCTGAGTACGGGGATCTACACTAATCAGCTTTCCATTTAGGTCACGTCCAGATATTATCTGTCCTATTGCTCGTACGGGAAATGTACCAGGCGCTCCGAGATACTGATCCTTAACAAATTCTGCGAGCTGAAATGCTGGAGATCCACTGAACCCAGCCTCAAACGCTTGTGCGGCCATACCCTGCGGGACCAAGTAGCTTGGGTTAACATATCGACCCTTCCTTCCAGTTTCATCCGGGATGATTATTAACCTCTTACTGCTGTCCCATTCGGGGGCAATTGAAAACCCGAACTGCTCCTCGTCCTTATTCGTTACGCCCTTTAATTCGTTATACTGCGTGATGGTGGCATCCGTTCCGGCTGTTACCGCAGCTAATGCTGCCCCACGCTTTACTGCGTGTAAGCGCATTTGAATTTTATTTGCCCTAGTTGGGTCAAGACCGATGTCCTTGCCGAATGTACCAGCAGTCATCTGAGCAACGTACTTACCTTGGTTGTACATATTGCGAGTAAGTTCAGCCGTGAATGGCACGAACTGGTCGGCCAATCCCGCCCTTGATACTTGGCGAATTATATTACTAAGCTTGTCGTAATTCTGGAATGTATTATTTGTAAGTCGAGCAGCAGCAGCTTCTATTTCAGCAACGCTGTAGTCAGGAAACATTTTCTTTAATTGCCTCTGGTTACCTTTCCATACTACATATCGCATTGATGTATCACCAACGGAGTAAGCCTTGCCGAACCAATCCATTGCTCCCTTTACTTTTCCCTTCAAGGATTTATTTAATCCCTGCAATCCTCTAATAACGTTTTGCTCAATGTCAGCAGCATTAACGCTCTTGGGCTTCAATCCGTACTGGTTCATCTTATCTATGTCATCCAGCAGTGCGCGTCGGCCTACAGTGTTCTTGCCGGAAAGCAAATCATCCAGTGATCCGAAGTCAGACAGAGCAGCACGGAACCCCTTTGGGGTTGGTATAATTCCAGAAGAAATGGTACTAGCCACAGCTCCAAATAAATTGACCATATAGGACTCAGGGTTCAGTAGAACCTTAGTTGACTTTGAAGTACCAACCCAAGTATTCCAGATTCTATCTAGATACCCAGCTATCCCGGACTTAACAGTATTTGCTTCTCCGAAGCGCAGCATATCTAATGAGTGCGCTACCTCTGGGTCAATGAACACTGATGAGTCCCCCTCAATGGTTCGGAACTTCATCTGAACTTGATCGGGGTTGACTGGCCTGCGTGTAGCAACTCCAGAATCCAAAAGGAATTTAGCTATAGCAACATCCTCAGCTTTTGATGATGCTAGTCTAGCTAATCTATTAGCTGTACTAAATGCTCGCTCCTTGGGATCCTTGACCTCACCAAGCCAAGCGCGTTCCGCTGGTCCTGGATTACTGCGCTCACGTAGTATACCCTTGGATTCCTTCACGGCTCCCTGTTGCCTTCCCTCTGCCTTTCTCTGCCGCGCTGAACTCTTCCTTAGGTGATCCATTTGCTTACGAGCTAAGTCCTCAGCTTGGGGCATTGTCATAGTCCCAGCATCAGCACCCATCATAATTTTTAGCTGTATCTCCTTGAGTGCAGCATCTTCTTGAGCCTTGGTGGGTCGATAGTCAGGGTCCTGGAAAATCTTATATGTCTGAGTCAAGTAACCCTGCTCGATAGAAGCCTCGATAGTTTCACGTACTTCCTTCTGGCCTGCCTTCGATAGTCCCTCAAAGACTTCATCATCCATACCTTGAAGTAATGTACCCTGTAACTCCCGAATTGTTTCTCTCCACTTAATTAACTCAACCTTTACTGGGTCAAGTGATGGAGCCATCTCTCCGCCCTTTAGGAAAACGTCAAGACTTTCTCGTACAGTTGGGTCCTTCTTTTCCAGCCGACCTACTACACGTTTAACTCTA